AGCGACATTAGGCCACCGCACCAATAACGCGGTATGAGTTAGCCGCAACCTTGATAACCGATGCCGCCGAGTACTGAGTACCCATCGCGAAACTCTTAGCAGTACCGGCAGTACCTGCACCGGCCCAAGTAGTCACACCAGTACCAGCGTTGATGCTGACCGTACCTGCACCATCGCGCACAACATCGAACCGCTCACCGATCTCGAAAACATCCGGCACAACAATAGTTTGAGCTGCAGTCGAGGCCGAAACAAAAGTTTTGTTGTGATCAGTAGCCGTAACCGTATAAGCAGAAACGGTTGAGTTGCTAACAGTTGTGTAGTTGAGTCCAGTCCAGCCCGAGCCGTTGTAATAGTCCAACAAACCACCGGTAGTAATGAACGAAACCATACCGGCGCTAACCGCCGTACCCAACGCGCTAGACCTGGCAGCCGTAGTTGCATAAACCTGAACGGCCTGATCCTGTAAATAGGTTTGAACCTGCGCAGCGGTCAAAACAGCGCCGCTAGTAAATGTGCGCCAACCTGCACCAGCCATAAAAACTCCTAATTAAAAGGCAAGAATCCCTGAGTCAAGGATACCAAACGCCGGGTCATCCAAAACGAAAGTATTAGTTGTAAGCGTACCCAACCCGATGATCATGCGATGCTCAGTCAAAGTAGCCTGGTGAGTGATCGAGATAACTCGAGCAAACTTCACAATCGCCGGCGCAATGCCGTTAGGTGTAAAAGTGATTTTGCAGACCGACCCCAACTCAAGCCCAAAGAGCGAGTTTTGCTCAGCGGTTGAGAGTTGCGACATAAGCACCTCGACACCATCGAAACGGTACTCAGGCGCTGAGTATTGGCCCAAAAGCCAGTTGCCTAACTCGGCAACTCGAGCATCAGTCTGACTAAGCAAATCGTTGATAGAAAGCGTGCGGATGCCGTAGTTGCTCTGAGCATCCAAATCATTGCTCTGAATGGTCACAACCGAGTTACGGCGCTGCAGCTCAGTCTGAGTAAATAGCAACTCCGAGCCATAAACCACGCGCACACTCGAATAGCGCACACCGGTAGCATCATCACTCAAAACAACCGCAGCACTAGACGGTGCAACAGCGTTACGCGCCTGAAAAGTCAAGTTGCCAGACTTGCCAATAAACAACTCGCCAGGCTCAGTACTCTCAATAGTCTGCAAATACTCCAACGCGTTAGCGCCCAACTCGACCGTATCGCCCTGCAAAGTTTCATCACCAGCACTAACAGACCTAGCACCAGCCGGCCACGCAACACCTGGATCGTCAAGAATGCGATTCACGCGCGCACCCGACAACTCAACCGGGTTAGTGGCGGCCGTCAAAGTTTGCTGAGAAAGAAACGCAAAACCGTCATAAGCACTCAGCACCGCAACCGAATCACCATTCGGCGCATAATTCAAATCCCAGTCATCAGTAGTACCCACATAAACAATCTGATCGTTAGACCAAATTCGCACATCGCGGCGAGGCACAATCTGCCCATAAAACGGCGATGCCGTATAAGTCGGGTCAAAGTAGCGGTTACGGTTATTGAAAGTTACTCGGGCCTGGCCTGAGCTGTAACGATCGAGCGCACGCGACTTACCGCGCTGAATGCCAATCTCTTGCACATAGGCGCTCACATCGTAAAAGAATGAACCGCCACCCAGCACATAATCAATGTTGTCTAAAACACCCTGCACCGGGTCATCAAGCAAGAAAAAGTTACCTGGCCCATTTTCATCAAAACCAAGCTCGACTTTCTCAATTGGTAGAGCCATTATGCCGGTGTCCAAACAGCGCCATTGGCACGCTCATAACGCTTGATCTCATCAATAATCGACTGAGCCACGCTCTTGCCATCAGTACCCATGCCAGCGTTTACAGTAATGTTGATGCCAGCCTTAGTAGTCAAGAAACTCTGACCCATCGAGTCGCGGCGAATAAACGCATCCTGGCTATTCTTGAAACCAAGTTGCGCCAACTGAGATGCCATGCCACCGCTCAACGGTGTAACAGTCGAACTCATAGGCACATTGACCGTTGGCGGCTGAATCTTAGCCAACTGCTCAGCCATGCCCACCGAAAGCCCGGTAGTAAATGTTGAAGTAAACGCATCAGCCAACGCCTGAGCCGCTTTCACCAGCGCAGAATCCTGATCCATCAACCCAGCAATAAAGCCGTTGCTAATGATCTCCTCACCGACCGAGTACATGATGTCGGTAGATGCCGATGCGATACCCTCAGCCGCATTATTCAGCTCTTTGAAAAGCCCATTCAACTCACTAATCGCAGAATCGCCACCCTCAACAATCGCCTGAGCAGTCTGCCCACCAGCCTCAAGGCCAGCACCCAAAATCTGAGCAAACAAATTCTTATCAAGCCCGGCTTTCTTGAGCGCCAAAAGATTCTTACCAAAAGCAACAGTCTTATCAATGATGCTACGGAAACCGCTAGTAATCTCAGCCGAAGTAGCACCCAAGTCGCTAATGCTCACATAGTCGCGAACCGTAGAAACCAAGTTTTTAGCAATGTCTATTTTCTTAGCAATGGCATCACGCTTAGCTGCAATCTCATTCAGCACCTTAGCCTCACGCGCCGCATACTTCACCAGCGCATCATAAGTCGCAGCCGAAACCAACCCAGACTTCAGCGCCTCAGCAACCTTTTCTTGCACCTGAGTAAACGCATCGACCGATGCTTGCTCAAACTCGCCCACAATGCGCGTAGCGGTTTCCAACGGCCTAACACCCGACAAAACCTCACCCATCGAGGCTTTGAATTCCTGCATACTTGCAGCCAGTTTCTGATACGCAGCCATAGCCGTAGCAGCGGCCTTAGCAGCCGAATCAGCGGCTTTTTGCGCCGGTGTTTTGCCCTTAGTTTCAGTTGGATCAGGCGGCGGTGTAATCAGGCTCGGATCGAAAGTATTTAGGTTGCTAACGCTAGTATCAAGCTCTTTTACATTCTCACCGATGTTGCCAATCATCTTGTCTAGTACAACGAAAGTACCGATACCTGCAGCCACCGCCGCAGCCGCAGCCGCGATCGCAGCCCAACCCTTAGCAGACTCAGCACCTTTCATCGCCAGCGTAGTAAGAGCGGCCGCCTTTTGAGCGCCGTAAATGGCCTTAGTGACCAAGAAAATGTTTTTCCAAACCTTATACATCACCAGCAAACCGGCAACAGTTTTCACCAGCCAAGTGTTGTCTAGCAAGAAACTAACCATGTTGCCAACGGCGATAACAATCGAACCAAAAGTTTTGGCGATGGCCTGAAGTTTCTCTTGACCTGGCGGCGATGCCAACCACTTAGCGAAATCTTGCAGATACGGCAAAAGATAAGTACCAATGGCCTCTTGCAAATTGCCAAAGATAAGTTGCATACGCTGATACGGATCAAGATTGGCGGCCTCAGCTGCAGCACCAGCAAACTTTTCTTGCAAGAAACCAAACTTGTCTGTCGCATTAGCGATACCAGGCACTAAACGATTTAGGGCCGTACCTTGCCCTGCATACGCTTTAGCCAACGCAGCCGAAACCGTACTAACATCTTTACCAGTACCGGCAGCCACATCAAGCGCCAACTCCATCAACCCAGTCGCCTGAGTCACATCACCAGTAGCGCGAACCAAAGCAGCGAAAGCTGGGCGAATAACATCATCGGGAATCGATGCCATCAACTCCATCTTGGAAATCGACTTTTCGACCGCCGAAATCTGAGCATCAGTCGCGCTTACGGTGTTACGCAGCGCGAGAGCCAACAAACCCTGCGACTTAGCATCTTCAGCCGCCGCTTTACCAGCACGATTCAACTGATTGACTAGCGCGCCAATACCAACGGTGAGGCCAACAGCGCCCAGCGTTTTCTTCATAGTCGAGCCAAGAGAACCCATGCTCTTTTGAGCCTCTTTAAAGCCCTTATCGTCAAATACCGCCTTTAACGGTATGTACAATCCACCAGCAGCCATCAAAAGCCTCTCATGTTGAATCGGCGCATCGCATCTTTCAGCACGCGATCAGTATCAGCAGTCAATTTAGGCAAACTAGCCTCAGCAGCCCGGTAAACAATACGCGAGGGCCTGTTACCAATCTCGCGGTTTAGGCTCGCAATAAAAGTTTCACCCTTTTTGATGTTGGCATTACGGCGGCGCGTAGTCGGGCTGGCATTATCGTTACGGCGACCCTTACCAATGTTTGCGCCCGAGCGCCCAGCCATGTCCATAATGATGACCGCCGGCGACCAAACCTTTACACGCAAAAGCGTAGTTGTTAGCGAACGGCCACCCATCGAAGTACGAAACTGAGTTGTTACCTTATTAGCGGCCACGCCATTATTCCAACCCAAACGCCCACGATCCGAGAGAAAACCCGACAACGGCTCAATCGTGTTGATTGCCGACCTTATGTCGCTCTCAAGAGGCTTACCAATGTCTTTTATATCGCGCAGAAACTCGCGCCTAAAATTAGGGCCAGCCTCTTTCATTCGGCGCTGCAGCTCGCGCACATCCAAAACACTTACATCGTTAGCGCCAACATTCACGCCACCCCTATTGCTTAGGCGGCCAGTAAATTTGGCGATAGTAAGTGTGATTGGCTCAGGCATAACATCAATTCTACCGCCGCCGTTACCAAACCGTTATGAAACGCAGCCGCCAAAACTAGACAACCGCCACGCAAAACGACATACTTTTACTACCAGGCAACCGCCGGTAGAAAGATAGGGAATCATGACTACAGCAACACTCACCGCCATCGCGAACCTAAAAGCTCACCTGGCACAAATCGAAAGCACACGCGCCACAACCAAATGCTGCATCTGGTGCGGTTACGGCGATCACTACACCGATGAGGTATTTACCAAAGATGGCGCATCAGTCGCCCATTGCTCAAAGGGTTGCGAGCATGATGCAACCGGGTACACCAGCGCCGATACTCACGAACCTGATGGCGACTACCGCCATGTGCGCGGCGAGTGCGAACTATTTGGCTGCAGCAACACCGAGTTGGCATAATCATGGGCATGATGAAATACATCGAAACCACGCTAGGCCAACCGCACATCTACAACTACGGCGAATCGCAGGGTTTCTTTCTATACAACCCGGTCAAACCATTCAAAGATGATCATGGCCTAGTAGTCGCACAAACCATCTACCTCGAAGATGATGGCGACCTAACCATAAACAACTACTACTCGCGCGCATGGGCCTACTGGAACTTTATCGATGGCACACACTTTGAACTTACAGAGGCCGATGAGCTGATGCGCCTCGAGGCCAGCATGATGCCCGACGGATTAGTAGACGGCAAAATTAGCCAGGCTGAGCGCGTACTCATGTGGCTCGATCATGGGCTGATACCGATCGAGTCAGAGTTTTGGCAACGCCTAGTTGTATCACTCGCATACAACGCAATTACCGATTCAGAGTTTCTATCTGATCTGGCTGAAAACACCTGGTACGGTGTCGAGGCAGTCCAGGCGATGCTAGACAAAGCTGCCGGCGAGGTACTAAAACACCCCAACTTCAAACTCGCAGGTTTCGAGCAACTTACCCCCTAAGTAGCCGAAAATAAGAAAGCCCTAGATCAAGTGTCTAGGGCTTTCTTCATGCCTGGCTATTGTTGCGAGAAAGCAAAACTCGCTGCATAGTGAACAGCATTCGCGGCGACTCATTCATCAACACACTAGGTGCAATGCCTAACTCCACCGCCAGTTGAGCAATAGTCCAATGTGCAGACTCATCGCCCAACGGCACTATTTTGGGTCGGCCTCACTCGCCGTAACCAACGAAACCGTATCAATGAAATCATCAAACGGCTTATCAGTCAGTTTCTGGCGGTGCAACGCAGCCCACGCGAGAAACACAATGTAAGTCAGTTTCTGCTCTTTCTCAAGAGCCGAAATAGAAATAGAAAACTTTTCCTCGAACTTCAGCATGTCGGGCATTTGAACCGATACCGGATCAACTGTGCGACCATCCAAAAACTCAACGCGTAGATTTAGTTTCATTATGTCTTTCTTTGTTTAGTTGTTTGCAAAAACCTTATTAGGCGGTTGCGCGAGTTACAGTACCCGAAGTCGGGAAAGTAACTGAGAGTGTAGCTGCATCGCCGACGCTCGACGCGAAGGGCTGGTATTGACTCACCAAAATCGGGATTGTGTACGCGGGATTCTGCGAAGTCACAGTACCTGAAGTTGGCTTGATGACGACAGTACCAATGGTGTTAATCAGCGGCCAGAGAGTTTGGTCCACCGATCCGTTTGCGAAGTCCTGGAAGAAGTTAAGCTGCAATGAGCCTGATCTCAATCCACCAACCATAGTTTTCCAACCGCCACCAAAAGTGGTAGTTTCTACTTCATCGCTCTGAATGGTGAGGTTTACAGACTGAAGCGCATCGCTTAGTGCTGTGCCATTCAAAGTGATTGAATAGTCTGTAGCAACAAATTTAGGCAATTTATTTCCTTTACTAATCAGCCTGTACGGTTAGATCAAATTCTGCCGCCAGGTAAGTGTTGTCGCCGATACTTAGACTCCCATAATTGCGCATCTGAGTAACGACACAATCAAACGCTTTCCCACCCAATGTGCGATCACTTTCAACTGCACCTCTAATACTACTAGAACCGGTGCTAGAGCAGAAAGCATCCAACGCATTCTGCCCTGAGCGCGCATCAGCTCGGCCCACAACCAAAGTAACAACGAAGTTGTAAGTCGTCATGCCGTTACGCATGGCCATGTGATAAGTCATCGATGACGGTGCGACAATCGCAAACGGTGGATTCGGATTCTCGGGAATAGTAGCGCCGGTACGCAAACCTGCAATCGTTGCCAGGTTAGTTGCGATGCCGGCGCGTAGATCACTAATGAGAGCCATTATGCGAGAAACCTTGCCAGGCGGTACGGCTCAACCAGTTGCTGCACATCAGGATCGAGTCGAGTACCAACGCGGATGTAACCCAAGTCTGGTGCGCTCAAAACACCTAACGGCGAATCGAGGCGCTTGAAGATTCGGCTGGCTTGAATAACGGTTGCTTGCTTTACGGCAGTCGGTACGGCAGACCAACCCCAAGTGCCTGTTACCTTTACGCTGGCCTCGCCAACATTCTGAGCAAACACATAATCGCCAACGGCCCTGATGCGAGTGCGCGGCCAACCAGTCAAACCATCGGCGCGACCATTCAACGGCTCAAGCTGGTAATCGGTAGCAGTCCAAGTCTGGTCAAACACGCCATCGAGATCGGCAGACACCTCAAGCGTTGTGAGCGTAATCAAGTCATCGATCTCGCAAACAATCATGTCGTCAGGTGTGAAGTATCGGGTTGCCGTACCATTCGGGTAAAAGTTGCGACCGGCGAAACCATCGACCAGGCGCGATGCCGATTCGATAGCCGTTTCCAGCAAACTATCATCGAGAGAATCTTGAATCCTGAGTGCGGCTTTCACCTCTGAAAGTGAGGCATAACCATTTGTAATAGCCAAAATGACTCCTAAAGTATTGTTTCTATTTTACCGCTTAGATAGTCGATGCTTGATGGCGGTAGTCGAGATGCCATCGGTATACGGAATGTAAATCAAACCAATGCCGCGCTCATCCAACCAATCCTGATCGAAACCCATCTGGTAGTAGTAATCACGCCTAGCCCAGTCGCTGCCGATAATAATGTAGTCGGGTTTTACTTGCTCGATGGCAATGCGCGAATCTGCGCCACCAGCGTTAGGCACAACCTGGCTAACCCACTTACAACCCAACAGCACATCGCGACGCTCAGCGTAAGTCATCACCGGCGCTTTACCTTTGTACTCGACAATGAACTCATCCGTGTTTAGGGCCACAACCACCTCACCCAACTGAGCTGCGCGCCTAAGAAACGCCACATGCCCGGCATGAAATAGGTCAAAAGTGCCGCCTGTATAAATCAATCCCATCGGTTTGCTCTCCTAGTTTGTAATGACCACAGAGATGCCTCTATACGGCCCTCAGCGGCTCTCTGAGCGTATAAACGCCCATTGTTGCTATAACTTACCGAATTGACGGCCTGAAAGCCGCTATGCAGCGTAGAACTGTTATCGTGACCCATCTTGCAACCAATGCTTTTCTTAGGCACACCAGCCAAATCAACGCGACGCTCGAGATCATTATCATCAAAGTAAAGAGGGTAAAAATCCTCGCTATAAAGCCCGACTCGCTCAACCATGCCCTCACCGAAAACCACGCCCGACCATGCCGGGTAAATGTCGAGAAAATTGAGCGCCTGAGTATCGACCTGCTCGGGTATTAGCTGCATCTGGCCCGGCGGAAAATAGGCATCATCATTCACTAAAACCCAGTACGGCGCGTACGGTGTCGCTTTCACAATCAGATTCCAAGCGCCAACCAAACCCAAACCAAAGGGCACTTCAATGTGCCAAAGATTCTGCACCAAATCAGGTTTCTTAGGTTGCCAGGCTTTTGTGCCTGAATTGTTTACGATCACCAAATGCTCAACCGGGTAATCGATGCTGGCCAGCAACCTCTCAGCCAAATCAAAACGCTTGAGAGTGCAAAAGCCAAGAACCGGAATCATTTTAGAATTTGGGCCAACGCCGGCAACCAATACTCTTGCCACACATGCTCAGCACCATAACCCTTAGCAAACTCAATCGCCTTTTCAGACTTACCTCGAGGTCGTTCATACGCCTCATTCAAAGCTCTAACGGTTTGCGGAATGTTAGGCACGCTAAACCATGACCGCTGAGGCTCATCCCATAAGGGCTGGCACTCAACCAACCAACCATCGCCGCACAACTCAGTACTCGCGCAAATGTCGCTTAATATCGTTGGCACTCCACATGCGGCGGCCTCGATAGACCCGACACCAAAACCCTCGCCATAGCTGATACCTAAATAAACATCCATCGCCGTATAAAACGCTGCCAGTTGCTCTTGCGAATAGCCATAACGGTAAGCGACCTGATCGCAGAAAATCACCTGGTCTTTAGTCAAACCGCACGCAGTCAAAATGTGGTCAAGTTTCCAACCGCCGAAACTACCAAACATGTCGGTATGCAAATACAGCACCGCATTGGGCTTATCTTTCGCAAACAACGCAAAAGCTAGAAACGCCTCAGCGACCGCTTTACGATGAATCGCACCGCTGGCCTTATTAGCAAAATTCATCCCAACCAAGAAAGTGTCTGCATCGATGCCCATGTACTCGCGCGTAGGCACACCATCGACTTCATAAGTTGGCTGAAACACCGGCTCGACAGCATGAGGAATGTACAAACTCTCAACGCCACGATTCTTGAGCTGCTCTTGACCCCAACGGCTCATCGCGATCGGTGTAACATTCGGCCGCTTGCACCATTCCAAAACCAACGGCGGTATCGGGTTGTGATCGATAGGCACCCAACTAGCAATGTTTAGATCGGCATACTTATCGCCACGCATAATCCAAACATCATAAAGAGTGAAAAGCGCGTTAGGTTGCTTGCCCTTTTCTTTCTCTACATTGGCAACATGATGATTATGATTCAGCGGTGTA